ATAGAAAGTTCTCTCAATCTCTCATTAGATCCTCTTATTCTTTCTCTAAGCATCAATCCCATGACAGAGAATATCTTAATATCTAAAAGATCTTCTATAACTTCTCTACGATTGGGTGCAGTCAATTGCATAAAAGGAACAAATGATGCACTACCTAATACTACAATCTGTGTGAATGACTTATAGTTTAGTTTTAATACCTGTTCTTCTAACCACTTCTGCTGATCATTTGCTGCAGAATTTTGATCTAATATCTTATCATCTTTATAAATTTCAAATACATTAGGTTTTATACCTCTTACTACCTTCCATTCTATCTTACCAACAGAAAATTCTATTTCAACAATACACTCTTTCTCATTAATTGTATTAACCAACTGTCCCTTTGTTATCTTACGAAAGGGTTTATTGAATAATGCAAACGTAAGAGCATCAAGAATAGTACTTTTACCAGAACCATTAGTACCAATAATTAAACTAGTTTTTGATTCAGTAAAATTAACTTCAGTAAATTGATTCCCTGTAGAGAGAAAATTACGCCATCTTATCTTTTTGAATAAAATCATGCTCTCTTGGAGGAATCACAAAGTCTTCAGGGGTTATGACCACATATCTATAATTATACATGTTACAGGTGTTTATTGCAAGCTTGTCCTCTACTTCCACGACACTCATAGGTGGATAATCCTCTGCTTCCAGTAATCCACCATATCTAATTGCATCATCCTCTTCCTCGAAAAGATACAATGCTCTCTCACCATCTTCATCGGCAACAGCATAAGCACCATCTTGTTCATGTCCTTCGATAGTGAGAATAAACATTACTCGAACTCGCAGGCCTCCCTGTAAACATCTTTCATGATACCTTTCACTACATCTTTATCTAATTCAAATTCTGCATCTTCAATATATTTATTTAAAAGTGTTAAAGTGTCTTCACATTCATCGGAGGAAAACTCTACATCTTCATCATCAATAGTAAAATTTTCAACTACTTTTAAATCAATACACCCTGCTTTATCAATTTTATCGACAAACTTATCAAATTCATATTGACTAGATTTCTTACGAACAATAACCTTTACAATTTTATCTTTTAAATATCTTGCATCATAAAGTTTAGCATTAGTATCCTCGTAATACACCTTCTCAAATATATTATAAGGATTCTCTATAAACTCCAATTCAAAAGTTTCTGTATCAAATATATGGAATCCTCTCTTATCTCCTGCATCATTCCAATACATTTGATATGGATTGCCTAAGTAAAATACTTTACCATCATTAGATCTTGTATGATAATGACCAGAAAACACTACATCTAATTTTTTAAATGCAGTAACATCTATATTCATATGTGCATTTGTCTGAACCATTCCAGGAAATAATTGGAATCCATTCAATTCTAAATGACCAAATGCAGATTTGCACTTTGTACCTTCAATTACTTTTATGGATTCTTCATAATTATCATGACATATCCAAGGAAGTAATAAAGTTTTAAATCCATCTATATCTACTTCTGTAGGTCCAGAATATCTAACAATATTATTATACGAAGAAAGTAAAGAATCTATAGCATTTACTTCATTCGTATTCTTATAATAAACATCATGATTTCCTACGATAGTATACACCTTAGTTTTAAGACGTTTAAACTTATCATATACATTCTGTTTTGCCCAATCTAATGCCCAGAAATCAACATTCTTACGATTATCAAATGAATCTCCAAGATGAATTATATTTTTAATTTTTCTTTCTTTTATAGTTGGAAAGAATATATCATCATAGAACTTTTGAAAATAATCATGGAATATTTTGCTTCCTTTTCTGGCACCGAAATGAGTATCGGTAATCAGAGCAATCTTCATGAATAAAGTTTCGTTTGTATATTTTCTTTTATTGTGTTATAGTCAGATGTACTATAATCTCCATCTGCACTGAAGACCTCATCAAAACCAGACCTTTCAATAATCTTTGCTCTTATATCCATTTGTCGTTTTTCTTTTTGAATTCTACGAAGAAAGGCATAATGTATAATTTGAGTAAAATATGCAAAAGGATTGGAAGACTTCTCTGGATTAAAATTCTTTATGTACTGAACACAGTTTTCAATTCCATCACAAATCATGTCCTCTCGGAACATATAATTAACAAAGTTCGGTTTATATGATAAGTGAGTAGCAATCTTTAAAAAACATGAACCAAGATAATTGGTAATACGAGGACGATCCTCTCCTGCTTCTTCTGCTGCGATACACTTATTTCTGTAGATAACAATAGCTTCTAAAAACTCTTTGTTATTTACATAGTGTTCTGATTTACGTTTTCCTCTTGGCATTGCATACTCGTCCTTTCTTTATCTATGTGACTACATTATAACACAAAAACCCCAAGCTTGACAAGGTGCCAAAATAGATGTACAATAACTCTGTAAGGGTTCAGGGGGATGACTTATATAGTTTCTCTAGAAATACTCTAGCATCAGATACAGAAGATAAGAAACCCATATTTTCATTTATATCAGTTCTATTAGAGATTCTATCTTTATCTCTTAGGAATTTATTATATACATTTATAAGATGCTTATCATGAACTTCAGTCATAGTAATAACTTTATCCATATTCATAACTAAAACAGGGTCGTCGGACATTTTAATCCAAGGATTAATCCTAACGGCACTCACACCAATCTGACGTATTATAATATTTTCAAAAGTAACAGGTGAATCTAAAAGTAAAATAGTCTTATCCTCTTCTTCACATGGTTGTACTTTAGCAAATATTTCTTCGCCTGACACCAATTTTAATACTGCGTAAAAATCTTCTTTATCCATTTTCTTTTAAATTAATTTGTATTATCTCATAATTGAATTTTTCTTCGTTGTAAATTTTAATTCTTTCTACTAAGTGATTTAAAGTATAGTTCTTTCTAGAATTATAAGAAATGTCGTCAGCAATATCGTATAGAACTGCTTTTAACTTTCCGTCACCTTTTCTAAGGACTCTGCCAATGGATTGGAGATTTCTAATTCTGGACTTGGAGGGACTGGAGAAGATGACGTTGTGCAACCGCTTAATATTGATCCCAGTACTAAAAGTCCCATAAGAGGCGACAATAATTGCATTGTTTTCATTTTCAGTAATCTCTCTAATGCGTTCTCTCTCTTGAGCCTCTATGCCACCGTGGACATAAAACACTTTTCGAGAACCTTGTACAGAACTATTTATAGATTCGTATAATATTTCGCCATGTGTGGCAACCCGACTAAAAAGAATAAGAGTATTACCCTTTAAATCTAAAGCAAGATTTTTAATGAACTTATTTCTTTTTGTATGAGATATAATATATTGTATTTCATCTTCATAAGTCTCAAATTTTTGATCTTTATGTTTAAGTATTAATACTCGAATCTGCAATTTAGAAAGATGCCCTTTATCAATAAGGTCTTTAGTTTGAGTTACCCTATATGATGGACCAAACAATCCTTCTAGTACCCATTTATGAGTCTGTGATCCATCTAAAGTACCAGTAAACCCATATCTATATTTTGCGTCATCCATCTTTGTCATGATGCTTACAAGAGATTTTGACTTAAATAAATGTGCTTCATCTCCAATAGCAACATTAAAATCTTTAAAGAATGGTCTCTTTAGTTTGTAGATGGATTGCCAAGTAGTAATCGTAACTGGAAATTCATTTGTCTTTTCTTTTCCAGAATATATTTTATGACAATATTTTTCTGCATTCCAACCGTAGTCTTCAAAATCTTTAAACATTTGTTCTACTAATGATGTAGTAGGAACAACTAATAATACTTTCTTTTTAGTTTCTACATAATATCTTACCACAGAATATATCATTAAAGACTTACCTGATGCAGTAGGAGATATCAAAAGTTTACGATTATATTTTAATGCATCGTATACAGCATCTATCTGATAATCTCTTGGTTTGTGCCTTGAGATTTTAGTCATATATGATTTTACACCTTCACGAGATATTATAGCATTCTCTTCAAATGGTGCTCCATAAAACTGATTATCTTCAAATTCTAAACTGTACTCTGACTTTCTTGCCCAATTAACAATCTTATCTACCAACCCACCATAGACTTCTCCAGTAGCAGGAGAGAACAAACGAATCTTACCATCCCAATACTTACTACGGTACTGAGGCATGAACTTAGCACCTGGAACATCAAATGTAAACAGATCAGACAATTCTTGACAAATTGCTGGTTCTGCTTTCACTGTCACATATACTTCATTCTTTTTACGGATGGTAATATCAGTCACTGTATCCTCTAATAAACTTCTGCCATTCAACCGCATTTTTAATTTGAAAAGTACGGTTGTTAATAGTCTTGAGAATACTATCCAAATAACTAATCATTACTTGATAGTAATCTACCTTAGAGATTAATCTAATTAAATCCTCATCTGCGTCCATATATTTATCGACATCTTGCCTTAAGACCTTATGGTCAAAAGGTTTGTCAATATAAATTTCAGGATCTGCCTTTCCTGTGTAATATTG